GGCGACCCCGTGTAGGCGACGTCGCCCGGGAACAGCCGCCAGGCATCGGACCAGTCGACTCGGTCGTCGTTGGCGAACCGTCCGACGCGGCGTTCCGCGGCGGAGAGATAGCCCGCTGCCGCCGCCTCGTTGCGCCAGTCGGGATCGTAGCCGACGCCATACGGCGGGTCGGTCACCATGAGCGCCGGCACGGTCCCGTCGAGCAGCCTGGCTGTGTCCACGGCGCTGGTGCTGTCCCCGCAGAGCAGCCGATGGCGGCCGATCTCCCAGAGCTGCGCGCGCTCGGTGCCCCACTTGTCGCGCAACTCCTCGGCGCGGTCGAGCTGCGCGCCGGGGTCGGGCGCCGGCCCCGGCGGCACCATGCCCGCCGCGGCCCCGAGCCGCGCCAGCAGGTCGCCGAGCGCGTCCGGGGCGGCCAGGTCGGCGAGCAGATGAGCCAGCGCCGCGTCGTCGCACTCGGCCAGGGCGCCGAGCGGATCGAGCGTCGCCAGGATCAGCCGCTCTTCGGCGTCGTCGAGGTCGACGTAGACGACCGGGACCGACGGCTCGCCGCGCTCGACGGCGAGCGAGACGCGCAGGTGCCCGTCGACGATCCGCCCGGAGCGCTCGTTGACGATGACGCTCTGGACGTAGCCGACCTCGGAGAGCACGCCGCTGAGCGCGTCGGCCTGCTGCTTCGGATGCCGCCGCCAGTTCGCGGGGTTCGCCGTCAGCGTCGCCGGGTCGACCTCGGCATGTCGCGTGATCCGGTTCGCCCACGGCGCGGAGACTGCCACGGTATCACCCCCACCCATCACGCACCGCTATCGTATCACCGCAACTCATAACTCGTCGCGCCACTCGCGCAGCAGGCGCCGGATCTCGTCGCGCTCGCGCCGCCTGGCCCGGCGCCGCGCCCGCCAGAGCGCCACGTCGAGCACGAGGATGCAGACGCCGCAGACGACCAGCAGCCAGAACAGCACGTCCGCCAGCGCGACGACGAGGCTCACGACGCCCGCTCCACGCCCGCGACGAAGCGACCCGATACCGGATGCCGCCGCTCGGCCCGTCGCAGCGCGATCCTCGCCGCGCGCTCGGCAGCGAGACGGCGCACCGTCTCGACGTCGGCGCGATCGATCAGCCACAGCCCGCCCGCGCCCCCGCCGAAGCGCCGCACCCGTCGCGCGCTCGGCACCAGCCCGGCCCCGTACAGCTCCGCGAGCGTCTGATGCGAGACGCCGGTCAACTCCGTCACCCGGCAGGTCGTCAGCCCGGCCCGGCCCCGTAGCACAGCCACAGCCAGCGCCTTGAGCCCGCCATCGCGGATGCGCTCGACGTTCAGCGACTCGGCATGCTCTCGGACGAACGCTTCGACCTCGGTCCGCGTGTAGGTCAGCATGCCGTGCTGCCCGCCCTGCCACCGGGTGCCCCGGAGCCGCCCGGTGCCGACCCACGTCTCCAGCAGGTTGGTGCGGGACATGCCGAGCATCCTGGCAACCTCGCCGGTCGTGTAGGGCCGGTGGTCGAGGATGAACACGCCGAGTCGCTTGAGCCGATGCTTGACCGCCGAGACGGTTCGGGGCACGACGGTCCGCTCGGTCAGCAGGCGCGCGACGGTCGGCACGTCGTGCCGCCCCACGAGCTCGCGGAGCATCGCGTCGTGCTCCGGCTGCCAGTGCGAGGCCCGTTTCAGGTTCGCGTTCGGTGACCACGAGCGGCGCCCGTCGGCATACTGGCGCCGCATCTCCTCGGCCTTCGCCGCTCGCCGCTCCGGCGTCCACCACCGCTTCGCCCAGCACGCCTTGCAGGCGCAGCGTCCCCCGAGGCGCGGCGTGTGGTACGGGATGCGACGGCCGCGCCGACTCGTGGCGTACTCCTGGACGACGGGCGCGGCGCTCACGGCTCCGGCACCTCCGACGCCGACTCGACGGCCTCGACGAACGCCGTCACGAACGCGTCCGGCATCCGCCACGGCCAGAAGCCGGCCGCGATCAGCAGCCGCGCGGTGTCGACGCCGCCGAGCCCGAGCCCGGCCGCCAGCGCGGCGGCGACCTCGCGCGAGACGCCGCGCCCCCGCTCGACGTGGATGACGTGGCTCCGGCTGACGTCCGAGCGCTCGGCCAGCCGCGTCATGCTCATGCGGCGCTCGGTCCGCAGCCGGTGCAGCAGCGCCCCGAACTCAGCCGAGCCCGGCGAGACGGTCCTGGCGGACCGCGAATATCGGCCTCGTGCCTCGTCCGACATCATGCGACGATCCCCGCGCGGGCCCGGCACGGCTCGCAGCGTCCGCAGTCGAGCGGCACCCAGAGCAGCGGGTTGCGGGGGTCGAGCGGGTGCCGGCCCGGGGCCGCGCACGGCCGCGTGGACGCGGACCCCGGCTCCGACTCCCAGAGCACCTCGACCGGCCCGCCGGCCAGGTCGATCGGCGCGGCCGCATGGAACGACGCCGGCAGCGCCGCGTCCTCGGCCTCCGAGATCGCGCGGTGCAGGCAGAGCGTCACGTTCATCCGGAACAGCCGCTCGCGACTCGCGTCGCCGGCCGGGCCGAGCACGCGACGGAGCAGCGCCGTCGACGCGCGGACGGTCTCGGGCGACCAGAGCCCGGTCGCCAGGATGTCGCCGGTCGTCGTCGAGCGACGGGACATGGAGCACAACCACACGGGCGTGCCGTTCATGGCGTCGTTTCAACGGTTCAGCGAGAGCGCCACGGCGACCCCGCCGGGCAGCTCCAGCCCCGGCAGGACGACCCGCTGCGCGCGCGTGAGCGGCGAGCGGAACGCGCGCTCGCGGTACTCGGCGAACAGCCTGTCCAGCTTCGACATGGTGGCCTCCTTTTCGCGTGCGGCGCTCACGGCGTCACCCCGCTCAGCCGCAGCGCGAGCGCGTCGAGCCGCGGCTCCAGCTCCTCGCACGCGTCGGCCGTCGTGGCCCGGCAGGCGTGGCGCCGCTGCCAGCCGTCCCGCTCGGCCGGCCACTGCCGCCAGCCGTCCTCGAACAGCGCGACGTACGTCTTGCCGTCCGGGTGGGCGTAGACGACGATGTCCTGGTGCAGATCACTCATGCGAGCACCTTCTCGATTTCCGGCCACTGCGACGGTCTCCAGATGTACGCCTCCTGGCCGCACGCCCTGAGCTCGTCGATCCAGGCCCGCTGGTCGTCGGTGACCGGCGTCCGCTGCGCCTTGAGCTCGGCGAACACCACGCGCGGAGGCGGGTGCCGCGCCCGGCAGAGCACCAGGTCCGGGAAGCCGGGGTCCGACCGTCGCGAGTCGAAGGTGTGGTAGACCCGCCAGCCCGTCAGCTTCGCGTAGGCGACGACCTGCGCCATGAACTGGCGCTCGGTCAGGCGCGGCGGGGTGGCGAGGAAGGTCATGAGGGCATCACCGCGTCTCGCTTGTCGTGGTTGCAGGCGTGGCAGAGCGCGCGCAGGTTCTCGGCCGTCCTCAGGCCGCCGTGGTGCCACGGCACGACGTGATCGACTTCGAGGCGGGCCGGACGGCCGTCCACGGCGATCTCGCCGGCCGCGACCCCGCAGAGCCGGCAGCGCCCGCCGTCGCGCTCCAGCACCATGACGCGCAGCGTCGCCGGGACCGCTCGATCGACGCCGCGCGGCGCCCCGCGCTCCTCGCGACGGAGGCGCCAGTTGCCGCGCCCGTCCACGTCCAACGGCCAGCCGTCGGCGCGGAGCTGGCGCAGCGTCCGCGCCGGATCGACGCAGTTGTCGGCGACCTCGCTGATCCGCTTCTGGGCGACCCACGCGCCGAGATGCACCTGGAGATACACCAGGATCAGGTCACGGAGCGGCTTCGCACGCACGATCCGCGCTCCTTTGCGCTCGAAGGATCCGCCTGCCGGCCGACGCGAGATAGGCCGGGCTGGCGTCGAACCCGACCGCGCGGCGCCCGAGCTCCAGAGCTATGAGCGCCGTCGTCCCCGAGCCGACGAACGGATCGAGCACCGTCTCCCCTGGGAACGACAGCAGCCGGATCAGCCGTCGCGGCAGCTCGGGCGGGAATGGCGCCGGGTGCCCTTCCCACGGCGACGTCTCGCCCCTGAACCGCCACAGCCCGTTCGTCCAATCGACCCAGTCGGCGTGCGCCAGGTCGGACGGGATCTCCACGGCGCGGCCCCACGCGCCCTTGCTGAACAGCGCGACCAGCTCGACGGGCGCGATGATGCTCGGCGAAGACGCCGAGTCGACCGAGCCCCGAGCGGTCGACTTGCCCAGCTCGCCGTCGGCCCAGACGATCGTCGAGCGGTAGCACCAGCCGACCGAGACGGCCGCATCGACGGCCTGCGCATAGGTCGGCCGACAGCCGCCGCGCGTCGTGTCCAGCGGCACGTTCAGCGCCAGCCGCCCGCTCGGCTTCGTCACGCGCAGCGCCTCGGCCAGCCACTCGGCCATGAACGACGGCCAGTCACCCGCCTCGACGTCGCCGCCGTCGTAGGCGACGTCGAGCGAGTACGGCGGCGACGTCACGACCAGCTCGACGGAAGGTCCGGCCAGCGGCAGCTTCCGCGCGTCGGCCACTGCGAGCACGACCCCGGACGGCACCGTGACGGCCGGCGCCGGCGCCGCCACGGCACCCCGGTCGCGCTCCCGACGCGTCGCCTTCGCGGCTTGGTGGATCACGCGATGGTCGAACGGGTGCACCCCCGGCGGCAGCGCGTCGAGGGCACCCGACACGGCCGCGTCGAGGGCGATCTGGCGCTGGCGCGCACTGCTCGCCAGCGCGCCCTTGACGAGCTGGCGCGGCCGGTACGTCGCCGGCCGACGCTGGCCGCGCGCGTTGCGGATCGTGGCCGGCGCTGATTTAGCAGATGACAAATCAGACGCTTCCAGGTCGCGGTGGACCGTCTTCACGCTGACCCCGGCCGTAGCCGCGATCTGCCTGAGCGTCAGCCCATCGGCCCTGAGCTCGCGGATAAACGGCGCCCGCTGCGCCGGCGTGAGATGCCGACGATACAGGTTCAGCGCGATGACGTGGCGGCGCTTGCCGGCCTCGTCAAGCCCGTATCGCACGATGCTCGGGTAGTCCGGCAACGCGACACCCTCGGCGCGGAGCTCGGTGTGCGCCCTGACGCGGTGGTGCCCGTCGAGGATGTCGCCACGCTCGTCGACCTCGACGGGGACCAGCACGCCGCGCTCGCGGATGTCCGCCTTGAGCGCCGCGTAGGCGTCGGCGTCGAGCGCGTCGAAGAGCTGCCACTGCACGGCCACGGTCACGACTCGTTCTCCTCCCTCTCCGATGCCTCGGCAACGCGCGTCGTCAGCGCCGCCCTGAGCGCAGCAGCTTGCCCTGAGCGAGCGGAGCGAGTCGAATGGGCCCGCTCCAGCAGCCCGCGCTCGACTTCGATCACCGCTCGATCCTTCCTGCCGGCCCCGCCCAGCCAAGCCCCGCCCGGCCCCGCCTCGCCGAGCCTGTCCACACCGTGCCACGCGTGCCTGGCCCCGCCTCGCCGGACCCCGCCACGCCGCGCCGGACCTGGCCATACCGCACCGTGCCTGCCGCGCCACGCCGTACCGCACCATGCCTGGCCACGCCGGGCCTCACCCCGCCCTACCTAACGCCGCCACGCCTGCCTCGCCACGCCCAGCCGGGTCGCGCCGAGCCCTGCCGTATCCAGCCTCACCACGCCACGCCTCGCCTGCCCTGCCGCACCCGGACTCGCCTCGCCGCGCCCAGCCTCGCCACACCGTGCCATGCCTGCCCTGCCGCGCCTGGACTCGCCTCGCCGCGCCAGGCCAAACCTCGCCGCGCCAGGCCACGCCGGCCTCGCCATGCCAGACCTCGCCTTACCACGCCATACCCCGCCGTACCCAGCCAGACCTTGCCCTGCCTTGCCACGTTGGCCTCGCCATGCCTTGCCACGCCCTGCCCGGCCAGACCTGGCCCCGCCGTGCCTTGCCATCACGTCGCCAGGATCCGCGCAGCCGATGCCCTGTCGTCGCCGGCGTCGCGCAGCGCCACGCGCAGCACGCCGGCGAAGCGGCCCAGGTCGCCGGCCTCCGGCGGGGCGCGCAGCAGCAGCCCGCCCGTCTCGGCGGCCCGGCCGACCGGCGCGAGCTGCGCCAGCAGAGCCGCGTTCGTCGGCGTCATGTCGGTCGCCGCGGCGCCGCGCGCAAGATTCCAGAGCTGCCGGTCCTCCTCGGTTGGCGGCAGCAGCGTCACCTCCGACGGCGGCGACGTCGGGGCCGGCGTCTCACCCCCAACACCGCGACGCCGCCGCCGCCCGGGATTCATCGCCTCCCCCTCGCCCGCGCAGCGGGGAGGGGGTTGGGGGGTGGGGATGGTGGTGTCCGGTCCGGTTAAGTCCGGTCCGGTTAGGTCCGGTCCGGTACGCCGGACTCCGGCCGCCGTCCCATTGGACGTCCGCCGGACATCCGGCGCCGGTCCACGGGACTCTCGCTTCCGTTCGGCGTCCTTCTCGCGCCGTTCGATCAGTCGGCCGGCGTACTTCGCCCAGTCGTGGATCGCGCGGTCATCGTCGAGCCAGCCGGCCTTGACGAGGCTCGCGACGAACAGTGAGACCTCGTGACGCCAGCCGGCGCCGAACGCGATCGCGCGATCCGACAGCCGCCCGAGGTCGCCGTCGGGCGCGTTGTCGAGCGCCCAGCTCCAGAGCCGGATGACGTGCGCCGCCGCGTACGTCTCGTCGATCCCGAGCAGGGCCGCGAGCTCGAACGTCTTGCGATGCGTCCAGACGGCCTGGTGGAGCTCGATCCAGGCCACGACTAGAACACCTCCTGATCGGTCTCCCCGTCCGGGTCGTCGGCCTGGCCCTCGGCGATGGCTCGCTGCTCGTCGGCGACGATCGCCCGGACGTGCGCCAGCAGGTCCTCGGACTGCCGGGCCGTCGCGTGGCGGAAGAACTCGGCCGACGAGCGCGTCCGCAGGCTCGGGACGTACGACGCGGTCCACTGGTCGAAGAAGGCGTGCCGCGCGTCGTCGTCGTCCAGGCTGGTGCCGTCCACCGTCGCGAACCAGGTCCGGAGGCGGTGCTCGACCTCATCGGCCGACGGCCTGAACGACGGGCGCTCGCCGCTCGGACGGGCGGGCCGCTCAAGCTCGGCCGGCGCCGGCGCCTGCGAGGAGGCCTGCTCCGAGAGCGGCGACTCGGCCCGACTCGCCGTCGTCTCGAACGTCGGCTCCCCGATCGCCCTGGCCGCGGCCGGCGTCGCCGCCAGATACGCCTGCTCCTCGGTCGGGTGGTCGAGCACGTTGCCCTCGCCGTCGACCACGACCGTCTTGACGCGGCCGAGCTCCTCGACGTCGGGCAGCCCGGCCAGCCCGACCATCGACAGCACGAGCCTGCGCTTGGCGCCCGTCTCGGCCTTGGCATACGCGTTGGCGAGCTTCTGGCCCGTCAGTCGGCGATAGGCGCCGGCTCTTCGGTCCCACTCCGTCAGCGGCACGTACTTGCTGGCCTGGTCGACCCGCCCGCTCGGGGTGGCGCCCTCGACCTCGACCACGAACAGCTCGCCGACCGGCTCCTTGCGGGTGATCCTGACGCTGATCTGGTGGAGCCTCCTGAGCTGCTCGGCGCACGACTTGTTCGGATACAGGACCAGCCTATCGTCGAGCATGAGCCAGTCGAACGGCCGCGAGAGCGGATTCAGGCCGAGCGAGCGGCAGACGTCGAGGTAGTGCGAGACGCGCTGCACGTTCGTCAGCGGCTCCAGGTTGCCGGTCGCCAGGATCTCGGCGAGCGCCCCGGCCGCCTGCTCGGGGTCGGCGAGCGCGAGCGCCGTCGAGGTATCGGGAGCAGCAGAGCTCATGGCAGCAGTCCTTTCTCATCGTCCGAGCGCGCGCGCCGTCGGCAGGCCGTGCAGCGCCCGCCGGCGTAGTGCGAGACGTACGAGCGCCCGCAGTCGCGGCAGCCGTCGAGCCCGAGCCGCGGCGCCCAGAGCACCGCGTGCCGCTCGAGCGCCAGCGCGGCCTCCGGCGCCGGCCGCTCGACGGTCGGCACGTCCAGCTCCAGCCGATAGCCGAGGCCCGTGACCGTCACCAGCAGGTAGGCAGCCGGCCCCAGCTTGGCGCGGGTGCGGGAGACGTTGACGCGCAGGATGTGCGCGCCCTTCTCCCACGCCAGGCCATCCGCCCAGCCCGGCCCCCAGATCTCGGCGACGAGCGCCGGGACCTCGACCAGCCGGCCCGGCCGGCGACCGAGCGCGCGCACGATCCGCAGCTCGGTCGCCGTCAGGCGCGCGAAACGGCCGTCCACGTAGGCCGCCAGCCGCTCGAAGTCGAAGCAGAGCGGCCCCGTCAGCAGCACGTCGGGCTCGCGCTCGGCGACGCTCCGCCGCCCGTAGTCCTCGTGGGCCTCGGGGTCGTGTAGCAACAGCTCCGAGCGGCCGAACACGCCCGGCAGCAGCGCGCGGACGACGCGGCAGCCGTCGCCGCAGCCCGGGCCGCGAAACTGACGCTCCGGAGGAGACAGGAGGCAGGAGACAGGAGACAGGACGGCCGTGCCCCCTCCTGTCTCCTGTCTCCTGCCTCCTGTCTCCATCGTCATCATGTCCGCTCCCACGGTTCGCCGATAGCCAGGTCGAACAGCCGCCAGACGCCCGATTCCTCGGGCGTGGGGATGCGCTCGGCCGAGGCGCGGTACGTCAGCCAGCCGTCGCGCGGGACCAGGAACCGCGGCAGCAGGCCCGGCCGGCCGTCCTTCGTCGTCGAGCCGACCGGAACGACCAGTTGACGGCTGAACGCGGCCGGGCCCGTCCGCAGCGCCAGGATCCAGCCCATCCGGGCGGCGTCCACGGCGAACAGGTCGATGGGGAAGCCGCCCCAGCGGAGCAGCTTCATCTGCCGGCCCCAGACCGGCGAGCCGTCCGCCCTGCGTCGCGGCTCGACCGTGCCGGCCTCGCGCAGCACGCCCAGCCGATGGTGCAGCAGGTCGACCTGCCCGACCGGGGTGTCGAACATATCCCAGGTCGTCCCGATGGTCGGCACCGCCACCAGCTCGATGTCGCCGACGTCCCGCTGCTTGCGGCGGACGGAGCCGGCGATCTCGCAGCGATCGTAGGTGCCGGCCAGCATGGCGATGAACGCTGCCGCGACCGCCTCGGCGTCGGCGAGGTCGTGGCGCTCGGGAGCCGCGCTCACGAGTCGTACCTCCAGAGCCAGAGCGACTTCTTGCCGTAGACGGCCTCGGTCGCATACCGCCGCCGCGACCAGCTGCCGCCGCCCATCGAGCCGCGACCGTCGGCGATCTTCGTCCAGCCGTCGAAGCGGTACAGGTCGCCGGCGTGCAGCGCGTTGTGGCTGTACGAGACGGCCGCCAGGACGGGCCAGCAGTGCCAGCGCGGGGCGCAGACCTCGCGCCAGAGCCGCAGCATCACCCGCGTCGCCCAGCGCTCGCCGGGGTCGGACGCCAGCCGCGCCAGCTCGACGACCTCCTGCCGCGCGTAGCGCACGGGACGGTCGACGAGGGTGCCCGCGACCGCGTCGCCGACGGTGCTCGCCGAGACGGCCACGCTGATCGGGCGCCCGTCGAGCTCCAGCGCGTAGGCCTCCTGCGCGAACGGGCGCCGGACGGGCCCGAGCCGGTGGCCCCAGGCCACCAGCAGGCGGTTGGCGTCGTCGAGCGCGAGCGGCGCGAGCCCGCACATCGGCGCGTCGAGCAGCCTCGGCTGGGCCACCAGCGGCTCGGCGCTCACGGCGCCTGCCCGTGCAGCCTGAGCGCGGCGTACGAGACCACGAGTAAGCACATGATGAAGATCCCGAACGCCCAGCACATCCCCGAGAGGAACATGGCCGCCTCATCCTCGTGGCTCGGCAGCGTCGCCCTGATCTCGGAGGCGACGGAGCGGGCGATCTCGACCAGGAGGCTCATGGCGCCGGCTCCGTGAACCGGAAGTGCAGCTCGTGGTCGGCGGGCTCCATGAGCAGCTCGGAGCCGGTCGCGGCGAGCCAGAGCTCCAGGACGCGCTCGTAGTCGTCGTAGACGACCAGCGGCCCCGACCCCAGGTGGACGATCGTCGCCGTGATGCGCTGCTGCTCGCCGTCCTTGTTGGAGTAGCCGAACCCGACCGAGACCCCGAGGATCGCGTCGGCCCTGATGAAGACCAGATCGCCGTCGGCGTCCAAAAAGCGCAGGATCACGACGCGCCCGGAAGATGTGGAAGAAGACATACGTCCGCGATCAGGCCGGCGTGGTACGGTCATCGCATTCCCCTTATCCCGGAGCCGTCGGCGTGGCCGACTCCCCCGAGCGGCGACGGTCACGAGCCGGTCGCCGCTCGCTGCTCCTCCGTCGCGTGCTCCTCGATGCCCTCTGCCTCAGCGCAGAGTCGCGCTCGGCGACGCAGCCCGAGCTGGTAGAGCCGCGCGTAGATCCGTCCCAGGCGGGCGAGCCGCTCGCGCTCCGCGTCCGAGACAGCTCTGCGTCGCTCGCCGCGCATCTCACCCGGCATGGCGATGCCATCTCCCGTGCCGTCGGGCACCGCTAGTTAACGACCAGGCCGCTCAGCTTCTCGGCCGACTCCGGCGACACGACCCGCAACGGGACGTGCAGCGCCTTCGCGATCTCGACCCACGTGTCCAGCGAGACGCCGCGCCCATGGTAGGCATCCGAGATCGTCTGGCGGGTCAGCCCCGTCCTGGCGGCGAGCTCGGTCTGCGAGACCGAGAAGGCGTCGAGGACGCGGGCGAGCGGCGTCGGCAGCGAGTCGGCGGTCATCGTCATGGTGTCCCTACCCAGGTGGCGCCCGTGGGCGCATATCCGCTACGCACCGGATCCCATTACGAGCAGTCTAGGCCGCTTACGCGGTATCGTCAACGCAGTTGCACGTCAACGTGCTAGACAATTTCGTACCCGCGCCCCTACGCTTACTCGCACCAGCGGAACGGGCGGAGAGATGGCGAACGAGCGCCCCGGACGGCTCGCGGAGGCCCTCCGAGCCCTGATGGCGCGGCATGGGGTCGGCCTCGCGCACGTCGCGAGATACGGCGGGCTGACCCCGAACGTCATACGCTATATTCGCGACGGTGCGACGAAGCACCCCCTGGAGACGACGCTGGCGAAGATCGCGCGCGGCATCGCGACGTCGAAAGAGCCGCCCCATACGCCCGATCCCCAGGATGAGGCCGAGGCGCTGCGCGACCTCCGAGCGGCCGGCGGCTACACGACGCTCGACGAGATCGAGGCCGACACGCTGCTGGAGCTCGGGCTCTGGGCGTTGCTCAGGCGCGAGCGGCCGGTCCGCGCCTGGGTGGCCTTCATCGAACGACGGGCGCACCTGACGGCGGCCGAGGTCGAGCGGCTCGACGCGGAGCACGAGCCGCCCTGACGGCGGCGATGTCAAGGCGGTGAAGAGGGTGTCAAGACGGTAGACGCACGCCGTCGCAGTTCAGCCCGAGTTCATGAAAACGGGCAGTCGGCCGGGCGGGCATGTGGGAGAATGCATAAACCCGCCATCGCGGGATGCGATGGCGGGCATGACGAGACGTGATGGCCGGGTCAGCCCACCCTGGCGAGCGGCGGGCGGAGCAACGCCGGCGGGTGCGTGGATGATACCGATAGCGTGAAGGATCCCTGGGGATCGTTCCCACTATCGGTACCACCACCCAGCCCGACCGCCGACGCCCAGCCCACCCGGAACGCGTGCCGCCGCCCGCATCGCACCCCATGGCCGTCCTCGGCCAGCCCGACCACGACGGCCAGCCGGGCCTCGCGGTAGAGCGCGCGCTGCTCGGCCGGGTCCTCGTCGCTCTCCTCGAGCCCGTTCACGACCACGCAGAACGTCTCGAAGAGCGCGTCCGCGGCGTCGCGGGTCAGCCAGCTCGGCTCGGCCCGGGCCAGCTCGGCGCGGCTCCGCTCGATCTCCCGGAGCTCGCGCTCGGCCGCCGCCCTGGCGTTCCTCGCGTACGTCTCGACGCGGCTGCCGCGCTCGGCCGCGTACAGGTCCTCGGTCGCGCGGTCGATCCGGGTCTCCAGGCGCTTGATCTCGCCGTCGAGCGCGGCGAGCTGGCCCACGTAGCGGCGCGCCGCCTCGCTCGCGTCGCAGGCGTCGTCGAGCGCCGCGCGCACGGCGTCGAGGTCGTCGAGCTTCGCCCTGAGCTCGGACCAGACGTGCGCTTCGAGGTGGTCGGCCCGGACGATCGGCAGCGGGCACCGTGCGTCGCCGCGCGCGGTCGACCGGAGGCACTGGTAGTAGCGGACGCCCTTGCTGATCTGACAGGAGAGCGCGCCGCCGCAGTATTCGCAGCTCAGCATGCCGCGCAGCGTATACGGGTCGTCGGCCTCGGTCCGGCGCGGCCGGCGGTCGCGCTTGCGGCGGTCGAGCGCGGCTCGCGCGGCGTCGAGCTCGGCTCGCGTCAGGATCGGCTCGACGGGGATCGTCGTCACCGCGTCGTCGGCTCGGCGGAGGTAGACGGTCTTGCCGCCGCCCCGCCGCTTGCGACTGGAGCGCCCGAACTCGTACGTGCCGAGGTAGACCGGTTTCCGGAGCAGCGAGCGGATCCCGCCGGGCTGCCAGCGGCCCGTCCCGCTCGGGGTCGGGACGCCCTCGGCGTTCAGCCGTCGGCAGACCTCGACCAGCGTCTCGGTCCGCAGTAGCCCGACGATCCGCTTGAGCGTCCCGGCCCCGGGCTCCGTCGGTACGTAGCCGATCGTCCGGCCTTGCTTGTCGTGGACGCGCGCCAGCGCATACGGCGTCCGCCCGCAGCCCATGACCTCGCCGCGAGCCAGCTTGGTCCTGATCCCGTTCTGGGTCCGGGCGCGGATCTTCGCCCGCTCGTACTGGTCGAAGATGCCGAGGAAGTTTTCGTGGAGCTCGCCCTCGGGGGTCGCGGCGAACTCGACGGTCGCGTACGCGAGGCCGACGCCGTGCTTGCCGAGCTCGCGCTTGATCCAGAGCCGCTTGCCCATGTCGCGGGCGACGCGGCTGGTGTCGTAGGAGATGACAACGTCGATGCCGCCGCGCTCGGCGAGCCCGATCGCTTCCCAGATCAGCGGCAGGTCCCAGTCGTCGCCGGGGCCGTCCTCGAGGAAGAACGCCACGACGTCGGCACCGAGCGCCTCGGCCTTCTCGCGGCAGGCGCGCTCCATGCCCTCCGGCGAGTAGCCGTCGAGCTGCTCGGCCTTCGAGACGCGCAGGTAGATCGCCGCTCGCTGCGCGCTTGCGGGTACACTCATGGGGTCAAGCCTCCTAGCCGGGTTTGGCCGGCCCCGCGACGATTCAGGCTCGTCGGCGGGGCATTTCCGTGGTCGCTAGTCTACGCTATCGGGGTCGTGCTGGTCCTCGGCCACGGCGCGCCGGGCCTCGGCCCTCGCCTTGCGCTCGATGATGCCGCGCTCGGCGCGCATGGCGATGAGGACCTGGGCCGCCCGTTGGGGACTCATGCCGGCGCGGTCGAGCACCCGCATCAGCACCTCGTCGCCCTCGGCGGCCGTCGCTGCCTCGAGCATGAACGCGGCCATCTCGCGGGCCTTGGCCGGCGTCACCGTGACCTGCGCCGAGCCGAGCGTGAGCTCGACCAGCCCGCGCTGCGTGTTGGCGCCGTAGATGGCGCGGGCGCCGAACGTCAGGTCGTCGCTCATGATCCGCCCTCGCCGTTGACGAGCTCGCGGGGATGGACGCCGAGCGCGCGCGCGAGCTTGCGCTGCGTCGAGAGCCGGACCGGCGCGCCCTGCTCGGCCTTGACGATCGTGGTCTGGGTCACGCCGGCCTGCGCGGCCAGGTCGCGCTGCGTGAGCGCCTGATCGAGCCGCACGCGGCGGAGCTGCGGGATCGGGGTCATCCTCTCATCCTCCATCGTGGTAAGTATAGCAGAGATAGCGCGTACCTGTTATAATGAAGGCATCACAGAGACGCCGCCCGAGGGGCAATCTCGGACGGCGCCGTGTCACACGAGGAGGTTCTCGCATGACCCCCACATCGTACCCGCCAGCCGTCGAGCTGCACCTGATCCACCGGGCCGTCTGCCGCTCTCGCAAGCAGGGCCTCGTCTGCTCGACGTGCTGCGAGCTGGCCGAGCGCGCCGAGCGCGTCCTGGCTGCTGCTGCCGTGAAGGTCGAGGCGGCGTGATGACCTACGACATCCCGGCCGCGCGACGGTTCTCCGTCTCGATCGGCCGCGTCCGCTACTCGGTCGGCCGCAACGAGGGTGACGTGCTCTCCGGCCCGTGCTGCGACGACTGCTGCGGCACGTTCTTCGACATCGAGCGCTGGAGCTCCTGGTGCGTGATCTGCCAGGACTGCGGTCGCCGTTACGCCGCCTGCTCGCCGAAGGGAGGCCGCTGATGGCCGTGCCGGGCGAGACCAGCATCACGGGCCGCGTCGGCTCCGTCAACGAGAAGGGTTTCCGGCTCGTCGGCGCCGACGGCTGGCTGAACTACAGCAAGTTCGCGGTCGGCATCGTTGCCCCCGAGCGGGGCGCCGAGGTCGTCGTCACGCTCGACAAGGCCGGCTTCGTCCGCGCCGTCGGCCCGGCCGATCCTTCGGCGGCGCCGGCGCCCCTGCGGGGCGCGAATATCGGCTTCGCCGACATCGTGCGCGGCGGCAGCGAGGCGCCGAGCACGAAGGACCGCACCATCACCCGCCTCGCCGTCCTGAAGGCGGCGGCCGAGTTCGGCGCGGCCCGGCCCAACCTGCGCTCCGGCGAGGTCCTCGCCATCGCCGCCTCGTGGGAGCGCTGGGTCCTCGCCGACCCCGTCGTCGCCCCGGCCGAGCTCGCGCCCGACGAGCTGGACGCGGCGTTCTAAGCAGCCCCGCCCGGGCGGGCTATCCGCCCGGAGCATGCATCTGAAGGAGCCTTCACGATGGCACAGCATCCGATCCGCCTCGACCGTCTCGATCGGGGCTCCGTCTTCCTCATCGTCAGCGAGGGCCAGCCGGCCGACGAGTACACGGTCCCGGTCGGCTTCGGCCACCACATCGAGGGCGACACCCGCTGGACGGTCCGCCTCCGCGCCCCGGCGGCCGGCGGGAACATGGGCTTCTACGACGCGCCCGGCCCCGAGCGCGGCCGGTATTTCCGCTCCTGGCAGGACGTCGCCGAGTTCGCCGAGGCCGCCGTCGGCGGCCACTGGCACGGCGCCCCGGTCGATCTCGTGCCGCCCATCCCGATCGACGTCGTCGCGTGGGCACGGCAGGCCGAGCACGACACGGCCATCCGCTACGACGGCCTGGCGGAAGCTTCCGAGACGATCCGCCGACAACGCGAGCAGCAGCCATGACCACCGACGACCTCCTGGTCGCCGCCGCCGACCGCGCGGCCTCCCGTCCGTTCTACCTCGCCGGACCCATCCGGGCCTGGCAGGCGGCCAACGGGAAGGATGCCGCCGAGACGCTGGCCTACCTCGGCGCCGCGGCGGATGCGCGGCGCATCTCTCCCGACCAGCAGCTCGCCCGGATCGCGCTGTGCCGGGCGCCGGTGGACCGCGCCGACTTCCTGGCGATCTCGGCGCGCTTCGGGATCGACCCGCACCGGCTCGCGCGGCTCGTGCTGGAAGCCAATGCCTAACCCTCGCCGAAGCGTCCTCATCCGCTCCGCCCGGGCGGGCCATCCGCCCGGGCCGTTCACCAGAAAGCAGGCTTTCTCCGTGTATCGACGATCACTCCGCGCCCTGGCCCTCGGCGCCGCGCTCCTCGCCGTGACCGCCGCGCCGAGCTTCGCCCAGGATGCGCCGCCCGAATGCACCGCGCCGGCCGCGACCGGCGGCGTTCAGGACGTCAACGGCGTCGGCTCGCGCAACTCGGCGCCGTTCAGGCTCGACGGCGGGGCGTACCGTGTCAACTGGTCGCTGTCGAGCCAGGAACCGACCGCGATCTGGTTCTCTCTGCGTTCGGCCGACGAGTCCGCGAACCACACACAGGCGACGATCGCATCGGGGCCGATAACGCCCGGTCCGCGCGTGGACGTGACGTACCTGTACAACGTGGCTCCCGGCACGTACTACATCTCCGCCATCGCCCCGGCCGGCTGGGACGTCACGCTCACGCCGATCGCGCCATGCGTCGCCCAGGACGCGCCGATCGCTTCCGACCCGGTCCCTGCCGCCGCTGCGCCGTCGCGATCGGTCGCGGATTTCGCCGGCGGCTGGGGCCGGCACGGGTTCGGCATGACGATCAATCCGGACGGCTCGGGCGAGGCCGGCTGGCGCGTCTACCAGTGGTGCACGGACACCGGCGGCAAGCAGCCGTGCGACGGGGTGAACGGCCAGTCCATCGTCAGCGGCGGCATGGCCTCGCTGCTGTTCGACCACGTCGAGGGCGCGACGCTGGTCGGCACCGTCAGCGGCAGCACCGACCCGGCGACGCTCCCGAACGGGGCGATCCGGCTCACCGAGCGCGACTACGGGATCGCCGAGGTGGTCAAGGCCGTGCCGTCGGCGCCGGGCGACCCGCCGATGACGCTCTGCGGGCCGCGCTACATGACGAGCGCGCCCGAGTGGTTCCGTCGCATGGCTCCCTGCGGCGCCTAGGGCAGATCAGCGGCCGAACGGGTTATTGTCGCGGAGGAAGTTGACCACCGCCTGCACCTGCACGCGCATCTCGTCGATATCTTGCTGCATCACGGCGCCGTCCAGGCCGGTCCTGACGGCGCCGTCGCTGTTGTACGCCGTCCCGACCAGGCTGGCGTAGCGGTCGCGCTCGGCCGTCACGTCGGCGAGCTGCTGGCGGAGGCTCCGATCGTCGTCGCTCATGGTCCCGTCCTCCCCGCGCCGAACCGCTCCAGCGCGTCCCTGAGCAGCGCCCAGCGCCGCTCCGCGTCCATCTCGCGCTCTTCCAGGAGCCGCATGGCGGCCAGGACGACCCTGGCCGCCTCGTGCGACGCGGCCGACGCCAGCGCCCGCATCGCCTCGTGGATCGCCGCGTCGAGCTCGCCCATCAGCTCGGCCCCCTGCCGATCTGGTATACTTGATGCGACAAAGCCCCCGCGCCGCTGCGAACGGCCGGGGGCGTGACACCGAGTGTTAGGAGCACCCGATGCCTGCAAAGGTTACCATCCCCATCGGCACGAGGTTCGGCCGTCTGGTCGTCCTCGGCCCCTCGCCTGAGCGGCGCGGCTCGTTCGCCTGCTGGGGTTGCCGCTGCGATTGCGGCATGATCGTCGTCGTCTCGGGCGTCAACCTGCGCGGCGGCCACACCCTGTCTTGCGGCTGTCTGCTCTCCGACCGCAACGCCGAGGTCCATCGAAAACACGGCGGGACCGCGACCCCGGAATACAGCTCCTGGTGCGCGATGCGCCAGCGCTGCCGAAACCCGGCCAGCAAGCACTACCGCCATTACGGCGGCCGGGGTATCACGATCTGCCCGGCATGGGACGACTTCGCCGCGTTCTTCCGCGACATGGGGCCGAAGCCGTCGGCGGCACACACGCTCGACAGGATCGACGTGAACGGGCCGTACAGCCCCGAGAACTGCCGCTGGGCAAACCCCGTCCAGCAAGGGAGAAATCGTCGCGTCACGCGCATGCTGACCCATGATGGGCAGACGCGGTCCGTGGGAGATTGGGCCTCGGTCACGGGGTTGTCGGTGAATCAGGTCCACAAGCGCCTCCGTCGAGGGTGGACAGTCGAGCAGGCGCTGACGGTCCCGCTCGGGGAAAAGGTCGCGGTGCGATCAGGACGACGATGGGTACTTCCAGAGCGAGCCGGTCGGTAGGTGCCACCGGTAGATGGTGCCGTCGAGCGCGGCGCATTCCTCGATTTCAGCGGCGGGGCTTCCTAAGGGCAGCCACGTACTTTGAGACTGCGCCGGTACGACCCCGTCCGTCTGCATGGCCGTGAGCAGGCCGCTGCCCACAAACCCCGTCCACGGCGTGTAGTCGATCGCCTCGGCCGGCGGGTCGGGCTCGGCCGGCACCAGGCCCTCGGCGGCCGGGTGCGTGAGCCGCACCATGCTGAAGCTGCCGAGCGCGGCGAACTGGCCGCGCGACATGGTGTCCCAGACGCCCTGGTAGCCCTCGGCCGGGTTCTTCAGGATCAGCACGTCGCGGCCGGCGTCGTAGCCCGAGCAGCCGCTCCAATGGCCCCAGGCGCGGCCCCCGATCATCAGCGGGTGCTTGCCTTCGGCGGCCTCGTAGGCGACGTCGTCGAAGCTGACGGGGTCGTCGTTCGAGGCGAGGTAGCCGTATTCGGGGGTTCCGTATTCGGCATTCAGCCAGCGAGCTAAGCCCGCTCCGCTGGCGTCGCAGAGGCCCACCGCGGGGTCGATCACCCCGGCGGCCTGCATGCTGGCCTCCATCCAGTCGTCGTCGGGCGTCCGCCCGTAGGCCCACAACGCCCACTCCGCGGAGTCCTGCGAGCACGACCAGTCGTTTTCCTGCGGATGGGCCGGCTCGTCGGGGTTGTAGACGGGTAGCGGGTCACTCATGCTCCGCTCCTTTCCTGAGCGCGTCCACCATCGAGGCGCACAGCTTCGCCGTCCGGTCCTCGGCCGCCTCCGAGCGGTCCCTGAAGTGGTCGCGGTCGGCCTGGAGGGCCGCGATCCGTTCCCGGTAGCCGTCGACCATAGCCGCGAGCAGCCGGCCGCCGAGCTTCCAGGCCAGGACGGCGACGATCGCCGTGATGGCGACGGGCAGCCCGACCACCTCGACGACCTGGGCCACCGTCGCCGGGTCCATCAGCGCGGCTCCGCCAGGACCGGCAGCGGCTGCCCGCTCGTGCGCGGGTATCTGGCGTCGGCCATGCCGAGGAACTGCTCCAATCGGTCGAACCTACCCTCCAGGCTGCCGAGCAGCTTCGCCTGGAGCCGCACCGCCTCGACGAGCGCGGCGAGCTGCTGGCAGGCGTGCATCTGCTCCAGGCCGACCAGCTCGTCGAGCGTGAGCTTCCGCCCGTCCTCGCCGAGGTCGGCCTCCCAGACCCGCACCGTCCGCCGCGTCTCGTTCATGGGCTCGCTCCGCTCGCGGGAGCCAGGAGACAGGAAACGGGAGACAGGAGGGAGCCCCGTTCTCCTGTCTCCTGGCTCCTGTCTCCTGGCTCCTCGCTCATGATTTCTGGACCAGCGTGAACGTCATCCACGGCGGCATGTCGCCGACGCCGGTCTGCCCGGTGGTCGTGCCGCTGGTGACGGGGATCGACAGGTCGTGCGTGTGCGGCGACGGCGCGTTGGCCGGGTTCGGGGTGGCGACGTTGTTCTGGTTCGCCGAGCCGCTGTGGCCGCTCGACGTGATCGTGCCGTGGCCGTGGTTCATCGTGTGCTGGTGGTTGATCGTGCCGCCGGACCCGCCGACCGCGCCGAACGAGCCGCCGGCCGCGACCAGGTAGCGCCCGGCCGCGCCGTTGTAGACGGTCCAGCCGGTCGGGGCCGACCCCGTCGTCCAGAGCGCGATCAGCCCGCTCGGGATCGGCGCCGGCGCCGTCACCCAGGCGTCGAGCTTGCCGCTCGCGTCGGCGACCGGGATCTGGCTCGCCGTCGGGACCGTCGTCGGGAGGTAGCCGCGGAGGTTGTCGGCCGACAGCCCGGACCCCGAGCCCTGGAACAGGCTCGTCCAGATGCGGCCCTTGGCGCCGCTGCCGAGGTTGGCGACCCACGGCTCGCCGGCCACCTCGTAGAACGCCAGCCCGGACGCGCCCTCGGTCACGAGCGCCACGGCCGGCGCGCCCGAGCCGCCCTGCGACGCCAGCGGCACCGACGCCGCGAGCTGCGCGCGGTTGACGATGTTGGCGGCGGTGTCGGACGACGTCGCGCTCGAGGCGCGGGCGTTCCAGCGGGCGTTGCCGGTCACCGGGCCGCTGACCTGGACCGCCGCGTTCGGGCCGTCGATCCGCAGCCCGAGCCCGCCGGCCAGGGTGTGCCAGACCATCAGCGCCAGGCTGACGGCGCCCGGCGAGGCGCCGGCCCCGAGCAGCGCCAGGTCGTTCGTCTGGGCGATCCCGTTGAACGCGCCGGCCCCGACGCGGGCCGCGAGCCCGAGCTGGTTGCTGCCGTTGGTGGCCTGGACCTGGCTCTGGTTGAGGGTCGCGGTGGTGCCGACGACCGGGCCGCTCGCGCTGACGCCGCCGGCCCCGGCGCTCACGGTCTGGGCGCTCGCCGTGTTCGACGGCAGCGACAGGTCGCCGACCAGCGCGAGCGGCCCGACGGCGGTGTCGCCGGCCTTGTTGACCGGCGTGTACCCGATGTTCGCGACCGCCGCGCCGGCCGCCAGCGCGTCCGACGGCACCTTCGCCCAGGAGGCCGCGGTCGCCGACGAGCTGACGACGACGTATGACCCGCTGCCGGGCGGGTCGGTGTTGCCCATCAACTGCCGCAGCCAGCGCACGGCGGCGAGCGGGTTGGCGATCTCCCAGGCGGCCGTGATGACGGTCCCCGGGACCGGGTCGGAGATGGTCGGCCACGGCATCGCTCGGCCCTCCCTTACGCGACCCCGGCCCAGGCATCCCAAAGGCTGTTGCAGGTGAACAAGATGTCCTGGTCGGTCGCATCGGGCCCGCTGATGCCGGGCTGGGCGGCGATGCCGTACGCGATCCCGGGCGACATCAGGCCCGGATTCAGGAGCACCTTGTTCGCGAACGCCGTCCGCTCGGCGTGGCCGGGCGTCGTGTCGTCCTCGCTCATGACGTTCGTCGCCGACTCCAGCGCCGCCGTCTGGCAGCGGGCGCGGAAGGTCGGGTCGTTGCCCAGGTCGAATCTGCCCTTGAAGTCGATCGCCATCAGCTCCCTCCAGTCACGCCGCGCAGCGCCAGCTCGGCCAGCGCCGCGAACGCCGGGTCGGCCTGCGACCGCTCGTTGACCAGCAGCAGCCGCTCGGTGTCGGCCTGCTGCTCGATCGCGGCCGTCAGCTTCGGCTTGCTTGCGTCGTGCGCCTCGACGACCGGGACGGCCGCCGGCGGCAGCTCGGCCGGCTCGCCGTCCGCGTAGGTGTACACCTCGCCGCCGCCTTCGTCGTCGGTCGGGTGGTAGCCGAGGCCGTTCGGCACGGCCACCCCGGCGGCCGCGAGCTCGCGCGCCAACAGCGTCAGGTCGATCGGCTTCGTGACGTGCATCGGTGCCTCCTTGTGAGGAGACAGGAGACAGGAGACAGGAGACAGGAGGAGGCTCAGCGCTCCTGTCTCCTGACTCCTGTCTCCTACCACCATCGTTCAGCGCTTGATCTCGACGGCGTAGATGGTGCAATTCGAGAGCGTCGTGGCTACGCCGCTGATGGTCGACCACATCGCCGAGAAGCTGTGCGAGCCGGCACTCGGCTGAGCGGCGGCGATCAGGCTGAAGCCGTGATAGGCGCCGGCGCTGAGCGCCGCGATCGATTGGAGCCCGCCCTGCACGCCGCCGTCCATCGCCAGCGAGTACTGCGTGATGCCGCCGGCGGTGTTGCAGGTCGCGGCGCCGGTCACGAAGAACACGACGATGCCGCCGTTCGTCGTCAGGCTGACCGAGGCGCCGGTGATCGGCACCAGCGACCCGCTGTTGGTCGCCCCGCTGCCGGTCGCCGAGCCGAACTGGCTGACGGCGCCGGCGGCGATCATCGCCGTCGCGACCTTCTGCCAGGCCGCCGGCGCCGCCCCGCCGGTGGCCACGACCTCGTTGCCGGCGCCGGATGCGACGAGCTTGCCGACGCTGATGTTGGCCGTCCCGACCGCCGCCACGTCGGCGTCGACCAGCCCGCCCCAGGCGGATGCGCCGCTGGCGGTCCGGCGCAGCACCGCGCCCGCTGCGCCCGGCGTCGAGCTGCCGATCCCGACCTTCGCCTCCAGCGCCTCGAGGATGTCCTGGATCCGCGAGATCACCCCGTGCAGCTCGAAGCCCGGGTCGTCGCGGTTGGTCAGGTTGGTCGGGTTCGCCAGCACGTCGGCGGATACGGGGTAGTTCGCGTTGTAGGTCATGCCAGTCGCGCTCCTTTCAGCGACCCCAGCGAGCACTGTCCCAGAGCGCCGTCGAGCCGTCCCAGACGTCGCCGACGAGCGCGTCGCAGACCTCGCAGCCCCAGACGGCCACGAGCTGCCGCCCGCCGGCCCCGCTCATCGTGACGTGCTTCGACTCGATCCAGAGGTCGGTCGCCAGCCCGGTGTTGCGCTCGACGATGGTGATGCGGTCCGAGACGCGGCGCTCGACGATCTGCTCGAAGTGGCGGACGTCGCCCGCGCGGATCGTCAGCGTGACCTGGGGCCGCTGGACGTTGTAGCGGCTGACCCAGGCGTCGCAGACGGCGGCGGCCGCGGCCGGGTCGATCTCCGGCCAGCCGGCGATCGACAGCGTCTGGATGCCGCGATACGTGGTGTTCGAGCTGGTCGTGCTGATCGAGCTCTGGGCGACCGTCTCGGAGAGCACCGGCAGCGGCTGGGCGCGGAGCTGCGGCCCGGTGCTCGGCGAGGCGGCCGGGCCGTTCAGCGTCGCGCCCGAGGCCCCGGCCGTGAACGTGACGAACGCCACGAAGCCCGAGGTCGCCGTCATCGAGACCGCGACCGAGCCCGAGGCCACGACGTAGTCGGTCGTGGCGACCGGCGTGATGGCGTTCGTGAATGGGTCGTTCGGGCGCACAATCAGCGTCCGCGCCTCGTTCGCCGCCAGCGTCAGCGGCGCGCCGTACTGCCAGACCACGGTCGGATTCTGGGACTGCCGCCGCTTCGTGGCATACGTCGCTCGCGCGTACAGGTTGTCCCAGCCGGGCGAGTACTGGAGGTCGACGAAGTACAGCCCCGTCCCGTGGCCGTCGTAGTTGTCGTGCGCCGTGTACGGGTTGTGGGCGGTGTACTTGTCGCGCGTCGAGTAGGATCCGATATCGCTGAACGACGCCTGCGAGGTCTGGCTGCGCGGCGTCACGGCCCGGTAGTTGCGATTCTCGAAGTGGAAGACGCCGTTCTCGTCCTCGTACATGGCGCCCGGCCCCTCGGCGGCCAGCAGCTCGACCAGCAGGTCCCAGGCGCTCCGCTCGTCCGCCCACCAGAACAGCAGCGTCGTGTCGCCCGGCGAGAGCGCCCGCTTGTCCGTCGGCCAGCCGGCCGCGTCGAGCACCAGCGCGATCGCCTGGTCGGTCCTGAGGGCCTGGTGCAGGTCGACCGAGACGGACCGGCCGACCAGCGTCGAGCTGAGCCCGAGCGCGCGCACCTTGACGCGCTGCTGGCCCCACTCGACGGCCTGGCTGACCTGGTCGAGGCGGAAGCTGCCGAAATTGATGTGGGCCAGGCCGTCGTACGGGTCGTGCTCGGTGTACGGCGTGTGGGCGGTGTAGCGGTCGACCTTGCCGAACGTGAACGACGCCAGGACCGGCGTCCCGGGCGTGACGAGCTGGTAGACCGGCGAGAGCGGGTTCTCGTTGGAGTACCTGACGTGGTCGTTCCGCAGCTCGAGCTCCAGGCTCGGGACCTTCGGCGGGTTCAGGCTGCGAGCTCCGTCGCGGCCGGTGTCGAGCGTGAGCCCGGGGTCGGCGGCCGTATCTCTGGTGACGTCGTCGGCCGGGCCGGTGTACGTGCCGTCGCCGGACCAGTCGACCTGGACCTTCGGCGTCCAGTAGCTCGGCAGCGCGGTCGGGCTCGTCATACGGGAGCTACCCCGAACGTCGCGGTACTCGACGGCCTGCCGTAGCCGGCCGTGGTCCGCCCCCGTCGGACTGCCAGGTCGCGCCCGGCGATATAGATGTCTTCGATGGTCCGCCCGCCGATCACGATCGGCATATGGATCACCTGGACGCCGCCGCCGCCGGCCCGGAGCGCGCTGTTCGGGATCACGAGCTCGGGGCCGCGCTCGCCGAGCACGCCGAGCTCGGGCCCGTGAAGTCCCACCCAGCCGCCGGCCGCGTGGCCCGGGATGCCCTGCCACCGGCTGATCCCGGCCGCGGCGGCGCCGTACCACTGGCGCCAGCCGTCGTTCCGGGCGACGTTGAGCCCCCAGTCCGTCGACGCTTTCCATGCGTTCACGTCGTACGGCTGCCAGCCGGTCGAGGCCGTGAAGTCGTTGCCCATGCCGGCCGTGTCGCCCCAACTGGCCCACGGCGTCCCGGCGCCGCCGTAGTGGAGCTGGAACGGCCAGAAGGAGCGCCCGGTGCTGAAGATCCCGACGCGCATCTTCTCGGTCGAGCTGCCCTCGCTGTCGGCGACGCGCACCGCGATGCTCGGGTCGATCCCCCGCGCGCGCGCGGCGTCGACGATGTAGTCGTGGACCTCGTTGCCGGTATGGAGCGCGTCGCCCGGGGGCGGCGCCGGCGCGGGGGCCGGTGGAGACGGGGCCGGAGCGCGCGGCGGCGGCGGGGCCGGCTCGGGCGCGGGAGGGGGCTCGGCCGGCGGCGATTCCCCGCCGCCGCCGCCGCCGCCGTTGCCGCTCGGCCGCTGGACCGGCTCCGGCGGCTGCGGCTCCTCCGGCAAATGCAGGCCCGGCACCTTGATGCCGCTCGCCTTGCCGATCCAGTCCATCGCCTCGTAGATCTCTTTCAGGCCCTCCCAGATCGTGTGGCGGATCAGGTAGACCGCCTGGTTGAAGGCGTCGACCGCCGCGTACGGGCCGGTCTTCGACCATTCGGCGAACGCGCTCGAGATCGCCTTGACGCCGCCGGCGAAGTCGTAGGCCGGCCGCACGGCGGCGCTGAACGCCTGGCTCGTCGTCGGCAGGTACGTGTTGATCTGGCTGAGCGCGTTGCCGATGTTCCAGAGCGCGGTGTACATGTCGTCGTAGACGCCGCGCCGCTCCAGCTCGCTATGGAGTGACTGGAGACCGGGGATCATCGACTGCGTGATGTACTGGTAGACGCTCGTCATGGCGGTCTGGAGCCGCGGCCAGCCGGTCTGCGTCAACCAGGTCAGGGCGTCGTTCAGCTTCGGCGAGAGCCAGTCCCAGAGCGTCTCCAGGGCCGGGAACAGCGTGCCGGTGATCCAGGTCCAGACGGCCGTCATGGCCGTCTGGAGGAGCGGCCAGCCGGTCTGGGTCAGCCAGGTCAGCGCGTCGTTCAGCTTCGGCGAGAGCCAGCTCCACAGGGCCGTCAGGGCCGGCACCAACGTGTCGTGGATCCAGTTCTGGACCGCGTTCATCGCGTCGCCGAACGCCGGCCAGCCCTTGTCGCGCAGCCAGGTCAGCGCGTCGCCCATCTTCTCGGAGAGCCACGACCAGGCCGCCTGGAGCGTCGGCACGAGCGTGTCGTTGATCCAGTTCTGGACCGCGTTCATCGCGTTGCCGAGCAGCGGCCAGGCGACCGTCGAGAGCCAGGTCAGCGCGGCCCCGATCTGCGGCTGGAGCCAGCTCCAGAGCGTCGTCAGGGTCGGCATCAGCACGGTCGCCAGCCAGTCGTTCAGCACGGCGAGCGAGGCCTGGAACAGCGGCACGACCGTCGTCGTCAGGTACGTGATGGCGCCGCCGAGGACGCCCTGGAGGTACGGCACCGCGACCGACGAGAGCCAGTCGACGAAGGCGGCGACGTAGCCGCGGATGTTGAACCAGTTGGCCTGCCAGGCCAACGCGAGCGCGGCGCCGGCCGCCGCGACGAGCGCGATCGGCGACAGCAGCGCCGTCAGCGCCGAGCCGACCGCCGCGATGATCGGCACGACCGCCTGCGAGGCGAGCAGCGTCGCGATGCCGGCCGCTGCCCCAACGAAGACCGCCTCGATCGCGTCGCGGTTGTCGAGCAGCCACTGCCAGACCGGGCGGAGCTCGTCGCCGAGCCAGGTCGTCAGCGCGACGCCGGCCTTGATCAGGTCGCCGAAGCTCGCCGCGACGGAGGCGGCCCAGTCGGAGAACGCCGCCGACGACAGGAAGTCGGCGGCCATGATCGCGCCGGACGAGAGCAGGTCGAAGAACGGCTTGAAGGCGCGCGCGATCGCCATGTTCAGCGTGTCGGAGATCGTCGAGAGCGCGCCCTGCCAGGTCCGCGCCTGCTTCTCCATCATGCCGCCGAACCGCTGCGCGGCGCCCTCCTGGAACGCCGCGATCATCGTCTCGGCCTTGATCTGGCCGGCCGCCGCCTGCTTCATGGCGTCGGCGACCGAGATCCCCATCTTCTTGGCGAGCATGTCCCAGGCCGGGATCCCGCGCTCGGCGAGCTGGTTCATCTCCTCGGCCGAGACCTTGCCCTTCGCCTGCATCTGGCCGAGCGCGAGCGTCACGCCCTCGATGACGTCGGCGCCGCCGCCGACGGCCGCGACCGCGTCGCCGACGGCGGTCAGCAGCGGCACGACCTGCTTGGCCTCGAAGCCGAAGGCGAACATCCGCTTGGACGCCTGGACCAGGTCCGGGAACTCGAACGGCGTCGCCGCCGCGAACTTCTCCAGCTGGCCGAGGAAGTCGTCGGCCTTCTGGGCCGATCCCAGCATGGTGGTGAACGCGATCCGGCTCTGCTCCAGCGAGCTGTTCAGGTCGATCGCGGCGCCCTTGGCCTTGTCGAACGCGGCGCCGACCAGGTCGAGGCCCTTGGCGACGGCGCCGAAGCCGACGCCGGCGCCGATGCCCTCGGCGAGCGACTGGCCGAGGCTCTTGGTCGACGCCTCGACGTGCTTGACGCCGGCGTCGAAGCGCCGCGTATCGGCGTTGATGACGACGTCGAGCTCGGCGACGGTCGGCATCAGCGGGGCCTGCCGCCGCCGGCCATGCGGCGGCGGCGCTCGTCACGGACCTGCCGCTCGCGCTCGGCGGCGTTCTCGGCGGCCATCGCGAGCGCGATCCGGTCGACCCACCAGGCCGGCGCGTCGTCGAGCGCCCAGACCGGGCAGCGCGCGCGGTCGGCGATCATCAGCGTCACGTACCATTCCGGGACGCCGCCGAGGCGGCCGTCCGAGGCGAGGTACTGCTGGAGACGGCGCCCTTCAAAGGGTCCGGCGCCATGTCCTCCCCGATCGCGGTCATCAGCCCGACCAGGACCGGCACCGGCAGGTCGGCGAGCGCGTCCGGCGTGAGCGCGACCGGCGTGCCGTCCTCGTCGGTCAGGTCCCAGTTGGCGATCAGCCGGCAGAGCGGCTCGAGGATCAGCGCGTCGAGGTCGCCGTCCCGCTGCGCCGCCGCGACGGCCTTCTGGAAGCGCGGCGTGACCGCCGAGGGGCGGTACGCCAGCGTCAGGTCGGCCGCGCCGAACGTGACGACGAGCGGCCTGGTCGGCTCGACGAGCTGGCCGAGGCTGGGCATGGGGGCCTCCTCCCTCCTCCCTACAGCGTGGCGAGGTTGGTCGTGAGCGCGATCTTCAGGGCGCCGCCGAAGCTCGGGTCGTCGAAGATGCCGAATCCCCATTCGAGCGTCGAGAGCCCGTCGGCGTCGCCGCGCTTCGGCGCCTGGACGACCTTCAGCGCGGCGTCGATGCGGAGGCGGTGGAAGTTGGCCGGGGGGCCCGCGTCGATCTGCGGCCCCGTGCACTCGATCCGCATGGACTGGCTGGTGCCGGCGCGCATGATCGGCACCAGCGCCCGTCCGGCCGTGTCGTTGCCGAGCTGGAGCGTGGCGGTCGTGTCCGGCTTCATCGGCACCGCGCCGCCGAAGCCGACCAGCGCGCAGTCGAGCGGCCAGAAGGGGCCGAACAGCCCGGTGACCTCGAACGAGGCCAGGAAGTCGCGGGTCAGCTTGGTCGTCCCGATCGCGGCGGCGGTCGGGTCGAGGTAGACGCAGACCTGCGGCGGCAGGATCGGCACGACCGAGAGCGCCTGGAGGCCGGTGGCGCCGACGGATGCGGCGTAGTCGAGGGCCTGGGCGAAGAAGTCGCCGCCGACGCTCGGGGTCGCCGTCCTGCTGAACGACATCGAGACGCCGGAGAGCAGGCCGTACGTCGCGAGCTCGGCCGAGTTGTTCACGACGCCGCGGCGGATGGTCCAGGTCCGCGGCGTCCACGGCGTATTCGAGGACGGCGCCCACGACCAGAGCCGGGCCTGCGTCGCGCCCGACGGGGTCGTGACGGTCGCGGCGCCGAACACGTTCGAGAACACGTACGCCAGCTCCGGATAGGTCGGGAAGCCCGAGAGGCTGCCGGTCGCGTGCTCCTGGCGGGGAGCTGCGATCGTGTCCCACAGATTGCCTGACGGCGCGACGCGGTCCAGCTCCAGCGCGGTGTCGAGGTCGAGCTGGAGCCCGGCCAGCTTCACGCTCGACGGGACGGCCGTGCCGGGGACGCTCTCGACCCCGAGCTCGACGATCTCGGTAACGATGGGCCTGTCGGTCACGGGCATGGCTCACCCCCCTATGGAGGAGACAGGAGACAGGAGACAGGAGCGATGGCAGCCCCTCCCGTCTCCTGTCTCCTGTCTCCTGTCTCCCGCCTCCTGCGCGGTCACGAGACCACCTCGGCCTCGGTCGTGTACGACTGGATCACGTGGCTGTACGGCTTGCCGGCGTCGGTGTCGACGCTGGCGCGGACGTCGGTCCGGCGGAGCTTGTACGAGGCGACGCCGGCCTTGACGGCGCCGGCGCCCTGGAGGACGGCGTCGGCGCGGTCGGCGATCGGGTTGATCGCGCCGTAGCCGGCGCCGTCGCCGTGGACGTGGACGTCGAGCGCGGCCACGGCGAAGACGCGGTCCCCGCCGAGCGTGAGCGCGTCGACGTGCGAGACCAGATTGATGGTCACGGCCGGCAGCACGGCCGTCGCCGGCACGAGGTCCTGGTAGATCCGGCCGGGCGTGGTCGGGGTGCCGCCGCAGAGCGTGTTGACGCCGCCGGGGCCGTTGTCGGCCACGAGGCGATCCCAGATCCACGAGCGGACGACCTGGCCCTCCAGCGCCACGCTAGAGCCCCCTGAGCAGGCGTTCGAGCGCCTCGGCGAACTTCGGCAGCACCGTCGCGGCGGCCGGGCGCATGTAGGGGCGCGGCGGGATGTGGCGGGTGCCGAACTCGACGTCCGGCGCGTAGTCGACGCTCGGGCCGCAGATGCCCGTCAGGCCGCCGTTCTCGAACACGCTGTGGATCGAGCGGCGGAGCGTGCCGGTCCGGACCGGGACGACCGCCTTCGCCTTCGCCTCGACCTCGTAGGTCGACTCGGCGACCTGGCGGATGACCAGGCCGCGCAGCCCGGCCGGCAGCGCGGGCAGCCG